AAACAGAAATAACAAAAGGTGCAACAAGTAATAAAAACTCTGCGTCAGCAGGAGTTAGTGCAGGGGCTAATGCAGAAGCTAGTTCTAAAAGAGGTTTAGGAAATGGTACAACAGGAGAAGCAAAAGCAGAAACTCATGTTGTTGCCGAAGCAGGTGTAAGTGCTGAAGCTAAAAATGGTAATGCTAAATTTGAAGCAGGTACTAAAGTAGAAGCAGGTGCAACTGCTACTGCAGGTACATCAACTAATATTGGTAATGGTGTATCAGCAGATACAGAAGTTCATGCAGGAACTAAAACATATTCAGACATTGGAGTATCTGGACAAATAGGTACTAATGGTGTTAAGGGTGAAGCAGGTGCTATCGCAGGTGCTAAAGCAGAAGTTGGAACTTCAGCTACTATTGGTAATGATAGAAACAATGCATCGCTTGGTGCTGCAGTTTCTGTTGGTCCACAAATAGGAGCAAAAGTTGGAGGAGGTGCAACAGTTGAGGATGGTAAATTAACTGTAGGTGCTGATGTTAAATTAGCATTGGGAGTTGGTGTATCTATTAGTCCAAGTATAACAGTTGATACAAGACCAGTAATGAATCCAATTAGAAATCATGTAGTTGCTCCTGTATCTAATGCAGCTAAAGCAACTGGTAATGCTTGTAAAAAGGCTGCGAAGAAAATGAAATTTTGGTAATGATTAAGTTAGTATTTGCGTTATGTTTGTTTATTAATGACGAACTTATAGAACATAGAATACAAGATACTTTATCTACCTGTTTAAAGATGAAGAGAGAAGCTAGTAGAAATATGAATATGGATAATAAAAAATTTATGTGTGGAGAAGTAAAAGCTGAAGTAGAAAAAAATATGGATGGAAGTTTAACAATAAAAAAAATAATAAAAAATAAATGACAGCAGCAAAAATATATATATTAACAATAATGTTATGTGCAGTAGGACAACCTCAATGTGTTATGCCACAAGCAATTAGTGAACATAGAACTCATTACGACTGTGTTAAAAGTGGTATGGGTGATGGGTATGAAGTTTTATTTGGAAGTGATTTGACTAAGCAACAAGTTAATGAAGCTAAACTATATGTTAAGTTTAGTTGTATTGAAAAAGAAATAGTTGAATCTTAATTAAGATAATTGTTTCATTAATTTTTCTAAGAAATCATGCAATATATCAAAGTGTGTTCTTGATTCTCTTATCATAGCATGAACAAGACCTTTGTTTTCTTTTTTAAAATGTAAATCAATTTTACTTAAGGGATAAAGACTTTGCTCAACAATAAATTGTCCTTGATTATTTATAATCAATTTAAAAGTAGCTAAGTCAGCTTCAGTTTTCTTTACTCTTTTGGGAGATTTAAGTTTTCTGTTTGTCATGGTGTTTCTTTATCATATCAACTAAGTAATCATCATTATCTTTCTCTAATCTTAACTTAGTCATAGGCTCATCACCTTCTTTATACACCTCAATAGTTTTAATTCTATCTGGAGATGTCATAAAAATAGGAAATCTACTATTCATTTTAGATTTAATCATAAAGAAACCATCTTCAGCTACGCCAAAGGTTTCAATGTTTTTAATATCAATATCATCCGAACCTATTAAACAGATTCTTATATGATAAGAAGGTGGTTCTGACTTAACTTCAGTACCATTTAAATTTACTATAGACATATTATTTTTTATTCTCTTCTTTTAAAATCATGGAAGATGTACCATCATCATCTTGTATACTATCTACACTAGATGTATAAATTTCATTTAACTTTTCATTGTTTCTGTTTATCTTTTTCTTAAGATGTTCTTTCAAAGTTTCTATCTTTACAAATAAAATCTTATCTATTACAGGATTAATTCCATACATAGGTAAGTCGTTAAGTGAAGATATAATTCTTCTAAAACCTCTTGCTCTTTTTTCTAATTGTGCAATTGTACTTTCACTAATCATAATCTCTCTCCAATATCATTTCTAAATAATGTATAGCTTTTTCTATATCTTTTCTTTTACCTTTTAATTTATGTCTACAAATATATTTAATAGCATTACCTTCAGAAAATAATAATTGATTCTCATTTATAAACTGAGCAGGTTGTATCTTCATACCTTTGTAGTGTGTACCATCTACTTGCTTATTTAAGCTATCGTAGTTTGTACCTTTAAACATATCTTTATGTGTCATTATAATGGTCCTTGTTCTATCATCTTTTGTCTTCTTAATTGTTGTTCTGATGGTTGTAACATAGCATTTAAATCATCATATGTCAACTCTTGGTTGCGTTTTAATTTCTTAACAATCCATTTATATGACCAGGGTTGTAGCCTAAATGTATCACCTTGCATATAATGTGTTTGATTAGGTAGAAAATTAAGTACATTTTTAAAGGTAATTTTACTAGCTTCTTCTTTAGATAACAAAGAAGTTAACCATTCAACAAGAAGATGTTTAGCTTTATTTCTTATCTTACTCATTTGTTTATCGTTCATTATTTTAATTCCTTAAAATTATTTTCTCTATCAAAGTATTTATAGTCAACTGTTATAGGGTCAAACTCTTCAATACAACTTAATACATCTATCTTATTAAACTCTTTGCAAGAGTAAACATCTAGTTGTACTAAGGCAGGGTCTGTTTCATCCCAGGTATGTATACCAACATGAGAAGTATCTATAATAGCAACACCACTAATACCTTTGTTTCCTTTTTTAGAAACCTTAGATGCATAAGGTCCTGCTAGTATATTCATATCAATTTTAGCTATAAGATTATTCATCCAGTTAATAATTTGTTCTTCAGTTTTAGGAGGGTTTTTTACTTCTGCCCTGATAAGAAGATGTTTATGTTTAAGTAATTTTTCCATATGTTTCTATTCTTGATTTATATTCATTAGTTACTTCATCTACTTTAGGAAGTTTAATAACTTCAGTTAAGATAGTATCTTTGTTTGAATATCTAAATACTCTTAAACCTTTACCTCCATTTGCATCAGCATGACATTCCCATTTGTGAGGACAGAACTGACAACCAATAGCTAAAGTTTTGTTACCATTCTTTTCTTCTTTGTATGGATAACATTTTTCTGGTGGTGTATCTTGTTCTAATGTATTCTTTAAATCTTTAATTAAAGTTTTAACATTAGGCTTTGCCATATCATCTGGTTTGTAAAAACAAATATCACCAGTTGATTTATCAACAACTAGAAAGCCACCATCCTTAGTACCATTAGCTGTTTCATAACCAGACAGTTGAGCAAGATAACCAAAGGGGTCATCACTTACTATCTCACCTGTTTGAAATTTCTTAAAACTAAATGATGAAGCTGACTTGACATCACATATCTCACCATCTATTTTAGAATCTATATGTCCAGTCACACCATCAATTTCAACTTTCATTTGTTGGTCTTCAATTTTATGTCCTGCTAATTCAGCAAGATATAAAACTAAATGTTCAATGATATGTCCATATAGAAATTTTAAATTTAGTCCTGCGTTTTCTTCTTTCTTATCTTTAGGACTAAACTTATCGTACCATAATTGCCTGGAAGGTTTACCTAGAATTGACATCCTAAGTTTACCTGCATACTTTTCTGCATTGTATGGTTTGTTCCAGGCTAACATAGCTTCTTTAATATTCTGAAGAAAGACATCTAAGTTTTCTTCAGTCATGTTGGCAGGTTTGCCATTAGATATATCTGCTATCAAACTTTTGATGTCTGTAGCGATTGTACTAATGTGTTTCTGACCAGTTGTTTCCGACTTTGTATTCACCATTTAAAGGACACCTTATGTTTAATAGTTTCCCTGCATCTATAATTGATTGTACTGCGACTCTTCCAAACTGTTCTGCTTGTTCTTCTTTGACTTCGTATTGGAACTCATCATGTACATTCACCACAGGGAACGCTTTGATTTGTTTTACTTTAACATATTCTTCTAGCAATGTCAACGCTTTCTTCATAACTATTGCACCTGCACCCTGCAATAAACTATTTAATGCAGCATGAGGATGTCTAATAATTATTCTTCTTTGGTCGAGTCCTGTGACGTATCGTCTTGTAGCCACTCGTTCCACTTTTTCTCGTAAGCTTCTAAGACTTGGTGTTGCTCTAAGAAATTTTTCTTTAGCTCTTTCACCATCTGCTGTCGAACCTCCGATGATACTTCCGATTTTTGCTGAACCTGCTCCATAGATAAATGCGTAGATAAAAGTCTTCGCCTTATCTCTTGATTCCAGACCAGCAGCAATTTGATTTGCTGTGTGTATATCTCCATTAACGACTTCATGTATATAATCCTTATCATTCATGTAGTGTGCTAACATCCTCAACTCAAGTCCTGAAGCGTCAACTCCTACTAGTTTATAACCTTTGTTTACTATCCATAATGCCCTACATTCTTTACCATATGGTGAGTACACAGCAGGAATTTGAGCCATGTTGGGCGACTGGTGGCTCATCCTTCCTGTAATTGTACCATTGGTTATTACTCTGCCATGTACTCTACCATCTTCTCTTATAGCTTCTATCCAAGAACTTACTTGAGCAATTCTTTTCTGGAGCATAAGAAACCTGTTTATTAATTTAGCTTCAGGAATATTATGTATCTCACTTAATACTTTTTCATCAACAATCACATGACCTTTATCTGTTTTCTTCTTAGGCTTCCACCCAAGTAACAGCAATCGTTCAGCTATCTGTTGTCTTGAACCTAAATTAAATTCCTTAAACGTAACCTTAGTAAAAGGAACTCCTTTAACATAACCTCTTGCTTTGTTATTAGACTTTGGAATAAACTCTTCTTCTATCTTTAATGGAGGAAAAGTTTTTCTTACAGTCGTAGTTAAGTCATTCATGTCTTCTTGAAACTTTGCTTGTAAACTATAAGCTTCTACTATATCAAGTTTAAATCCTGACTCATGTTGTTTTTGAATTATCTCTGCAACCTTATGTTCTAACTCTATTGACTGACCAAATTCAGTCATGTTTCTCTTTAGAAATTTATATAACTTTTCTGTTAAAGCTACATCATTTCTACAGTAAGTTAACATCTCATCACTAAGATAATCAAATTGTTCAAACTGAATTTTACCTTGACCTCCAAACTTTAAGCCCCAATTTTTTAGTGAGTGTCCACCCTCTAATATAGGATTAAATAATCTTGAAAGAACTAAGGTATCAGTTATCTTACAATCTTTAAATAAGTCTTTACCAAAAAATTTATTAAGAACAGGTATATCAAAGCCTATGATATTGTGTCCTATAAATTCTTTAGTTTGTTTTGCAAAGTCTTCGAACCTATGAAGATTCTTACCATCAGTAAATTGATAATAAGTTTCTCCATGTTTACAAACAATGCACCATACCTTATCAGCAGTCATCGTTGTTTCAATATCGAAGACTACCTGATTAAAGGTCATCAATTTTTACCTCATTAAGTCTACCAGTATCTGGGTCATATAATAAGTCACAACAAGGACCAGTAGTACCAGAGAATCTATTCTTTAATACTCTAACTCTTGTTGTATTTCTAATAATAGGGTCATCATTTTGTGCATCTCTTTCTAATCCGATAACCATATCTGATAGTTGTCCGATAGAAGCTGAACCTCTTAACTGTGATAATGAAGTTGCTGCACCCTCTTCATGTCCTTTACCTTCTGGTCTTCTTAAGTGAGATACAACTATCATAGCAATACCTGTTTCTTGTACAAGTGTTCTAAGTCTAGTCATAATTTCATCCAATGCTCTACGTTCATC